ATCTCGTGCGCGTGCAGGGCAGTCCTGAATGGAACGAGCATACCTGCGATCTGCCGATCAGCGATGCGCCGAGTGGACTCGGCTCGCGTGAAGTGGACGAGGACGATGGACTCGAATCGCGCACCGAGGCCAAAAATCCACTTTGATCCAACTTCCCAGGCAGTTTGATCCAACTCCGCCTATTCCAGCGCGCGGGGAATCGTCCGCAGCGTGCCCATTTTGCGACGGGCAAAAGTCAGCATCAGGCTGATGATCGAGGTCGCATCGAGCGCTGCGGACGCACCTAGCTCCAGCGTGGCGTTCTCGGCGATCAGGTCTAGGCGCACCTCTTGCACCGTCGCTTGCATCGTCGCCCAGGCGGCCACACCGCTGGTGATATTGAGTGACGAGCCAGGCCTTGCAGCGCTGTTGAAACAGCTTTGCAACGGCATGGCAACGCTCCCCTCCCAGATGGGAGTGCGGAGCACATTGTAGCCTGCTTGTTCATAGATGTTGCTCCACACCATGATGCCCGTGTCAGTGTTTTGGTTGAGCCAGTTAATGGCCGTGCCTCGGCCTGTTGAAGCCGGGCTAAAGGGGTAATGGCTCAGGTCGATAGAGTAACGGTTGTTGCCTAGCATCAGCCCAATCTCGGAGGGAAGGTCTCCCGGCGAGTCAGCCACCGCTCGCGTCCGCAGCTCCGTAGGCCACAGGTCATCGCGCAGTCGGACGCTACCGCCCGTAATATCGCCCGCCGCTACCGACACCACATCATCACCCCGATGCGCGATGCTCAGCGTCGGCGGAGTCGTGGTGTAATCCACCCGCGTGCACGCCGTGATGTAGCCGCCCAGCACCGCCCGAATGTTCTGCATGATGCTGCCGGAAAAGAGATGCGAGGAGTCCGGGGCATGCAGGATCAGCGACGATGGCCAGGACGCTAGTTGCAGCTCGCCGTCCACCAGGTTGCTGCTCCGTTCGCACCACTCCTTAATCAGTCCCCACTCGTATCGAGTGTTGATGCCCCAATTCGGCTCGCCAAGATCAAAGATCGGCGGTGATACGGGCGCATTGGCGGTGAGAAAAAAGTTCTGCCGCTCCAAGATTTCAGCCGCCCCGCGCCAGGTCTGCCGCCAGCCTTGGGCGTCGAAATCAAACTCTGCCGAGTCCGCTGTTCCAGCGAAGATGTTGACCCCATTCCGACTAACCACCACCGCGTCATTCGTCGCACACAGCGGAGCCGTGGTGAAGCTCTTTGCAGGCAGGAAAGTCTGTAGTGTATCGTGCGCTAGGCTGCGCAATGTCAGCGCCTGCAATTGCACGCCCGCCGTCTCCGCATTGACCGGGTCCGCATCGTTGATGTTGATGAGGTATTCGCACATCGGATTTAGCCGTTATCCAGGTTCATTTGATTGCGATCAACGCGCCTGTTCAGCCCCCTTACCATGCCCCGATTGGTGCTCAGTGCAGAGTTCAGTCTGGCCACCATCTGCTGCGTCTGATTGTTCGCCCTCGCCACGGCGTTCGCCATCGCCGCCGCCGCCTGCGCCGTGCCCGTCACAGCGGTGCCCGTGGCGTTGCTAGCGTTGGTGCTTGAGGACCCTGCTTGCAACGCCGATTGCAGCAGGTTGCGAATGTCTTCCAACACGGCCACCGCCCGTCCGTCACATACCCCTCCACCGCCCTGTCCACCGCCCTGTCCACCGCCCTGTCCACCGCCCTGTCCACCGCCCTGTCCGCCGCCCTGCCCGCTGCCCTGCCCGCTGCCCTGATTGATGGCCCCAGAGCCAGGCCTCGCCGCACCGCGTTCAGGCGTCGGGGACCGGGCACGATCAGCAGCGCTTGCAGGGCCGCTGGTGGCCCCTGGTGAAGCCTCGCCGGTGGGCTGCGTTGGGTCCGCTGTGACGGACTCCGTTGCAGGCTCGGCCGTCACCTGCTTTTCACGCTCCGCTTGGGCCTTTTTGGAAGCCTCTTCGATAGCTCGATCCTCAGCTCGCTGCGCGTCCATTTCGCGGCTATCGAGAGCCTGGTCTTCGCCCTGCTTTTTCAGCAGCGCCTCGCGCAGTTTCGCCTGTTGATCACGGGTGTTTTTGCGGGCGGCTTCCAGTGCCTTTTTCTCGGCTTCTGGATCGTTGTAAGGATTGTCATTGGACTCGGCTGCATTGGTCTTCGCCGCCTCCAGTCTTTGCCGTGCTTTTTCAGAGTTCGGATTGTTGGCAAAGTCAGCCTTCGCGTTGGCTAGTTCGTTGTGTCTTGCCACGCGGTCAGCCTGGGCTGCTTCCGCTGCTTTAGCATCCTCCACCGCCTTCAGCGCAGCCGCCTGTTTGGCATCGCTGCGCAGGCGATCACGATCAATGTCTTCCCGCGTCCGCGTGCCCTTAATGATGGCATCCTCGCCGGTCATGTCCGCCAGCTTCTGCTTGCGCTCATCATCGCTCAGTTTCGGGTCGTTGGCGATGGCATCCCGGCGTTGCTTGCGAGCATAGTCTTCATCCTCGCGAGTGCGCTTCGTCGCGGCATCTTCAGCGGCGTTGATATTGGTCGTTTCCTGCGCGGCCAGCTTGGCCATCTCGGCCTGGTTTTTGAAGGCCTCCGCTAGCTTCTCGGCGGTGTCCTTGGCCTTCTCGCCCATAGGCACATAGTCAGCCATCGCCGCCGTGTTCAGCTTCTGCGCTTCCGTCATGCCACCGAGCGCCGTCGTGATCGTATCCAGGATGCCCTTGAGTGAGGCCCCTTCGCCCACCACTTCACGCACCAGTTCACTCCACGCACTGCCTGCCGTGTCCTTCAGATTCTCCCATGACTTGGCGAGGTTTTCGTTGTCCTTCATCATGGTGTTCACCACCCCGACGAAGGCCGTCGCCGCAGCCCCTGCTACCCCCAGCGCCATGCCCAGTTTCGGCAGTGCCCCAGCGGCCATGCTTTCCGTTGCCGTCGCCGCCGCTGCGGTCTCCGCCTTCACCCCTTTCACCGCCGCCTGATGGGCCTCCACTTGCTTCAGAAAGCCCGGCGTGCCCAGTCCCATATCAGCAGCACCAGAACCCGACGATTTCGCCTTCGCCTGGTCTGCCTGCTTCGCTGCCACTGCCTGCTCCTTCAGCGCCGCCGTTTCCTTGCGGATCGCCTCCGCCTGCGCGTCAATCGCCGCCGTCCCGCCCGGCCCAGGACGAGAGGCAACGATGAGGGTGAGCTTGTTGTTTTCCATGGCAGTTACTCCAGAATCACGGTGCTGCTAAATTTCGTTGCCTTGAGCCCACTCGGCCCGGTGGCCGTGACAATGCACTGATAGGCACCATAGGTATCGTCCACGGTTGTGTAAGTGGCCGAGGTCGCGCTGCCAATATTCACATAGCCAGAGGTCAGGCCTTGCCATTGATACGTCCTTGTTGCTGAGCCCGAGGACAGCACCACCGTTCCCGCTGGTGACAGTGAAAGAACATTCGGATGACTGCCCGCAACGATTAACCCCGGCGTTGCGGTAGGGTCCGCCGTCCACTGCACCGAGTCCACCAGCGCGCTGATCTTGAACTCCATCTCATAGACGAACGGCCCGCTGTTCGTGTTCCCGCTCACCCCCAGCAATTGATAGTATTGGTAGGCCGTCGTGTTGCCACTCAGTTCGGTCATGGTCTGCGTTGCCGATGACCCCAGCGTGAGGCTTGATCCAATGTCAACCCACGTCGTCCCGTTAATGCTGCCCTGCCACTTCCAGGTCCCTTGTGAGGTGCTCGATTGTTGATAGAATTTCGCCTCGTTGATCACGTAGCTCTTGGCGTAGCCCGTGGTGCCAAGGTTGAAGCGGATAACCTTGCCCGAGACAGCCTGGACGTTGTTCAGATACAAATCCGTGGCTGCGCTAGTGACCCCATCCACCAGCTTCGTGATGTTGCCGGGCTGGGTCACATTGAGGTCCGTCGTCACCGTGATGGAGCCCGTCCGGCTCCCGGTGCCGCCGCTGTTCGCGTAGCTGGTGCTCACCGTTGCAGCCGGTGGAGTGGCACGCGCCAGACTGGCCACATTGCGCAGCGTCAGCCCCGTAGGCGTGCCTGCGTGTGTCAGCATGGCCGCAAGGCAAAGAGTGATGGTAAGTGTGAGATACTTCATGGCTTCAGTCATCAAGGTTCCACTGCATACGCAGCCACGGCATCAGAGTCTGCCGTGCCAAAGAAAGTCACCGTAAGCACAGCCACCTTGTTTGCCGCCAAAGTCGAAGGCGCTGCCGCTCCGATCCACTTCCACCCCGCTGGCCAGGTCAGGGTTCGCGATGAGCTATCACCCACGATGCGAATCGTCACGCTACGGCCCGCCGCACGGTTGCTTGAGGCAAAAGTGATGTTGCCCGTCAGCGTCACCGTTTTAAAGCCATCGCCATCGCAGTCAAACGTCGTCGTTGCCGCATAGGTCAGCGTGCTTGCCGTGGGCTTCAGATTGGCAAAGCTGGCGCGGTCGGTCGTGGTCAGGCCGCTCACTTGGGATTGCGTGATGCCGGTCAATGCAGAGCCGTCGCCGCTGGTGGTCAGGATCAAGCCACTGCCGCTTTCATCGGTCAATGCGCCGCGCAGATTGGCGCTTGAAGGCGTGCCAAGAAAAGTGGCTACACCCGCCCCTATACTGCTAATTCCCGTGCCCCCATTGGCTACGGGAAGAATGCCTGTGACCTTGGTGGTGAGGTCAATACTACCGGCGAGCATGGCGTTCGTCACACTGGCGCTGGCAATGGTAATCGTGTTGACGGAACGACTGAGTGCACCGCTAAAAGTGAGAGGCACCTCATAGGCTGAAGAGGCCGTGTAGGCTGCTGTCCCCAGTGTGCCGCCGCCGCCAATTGCCAGCGTGCTGCCATCGGTCGCCGTCAGCGTGATGGTGTTGCTCGCCGTCAGCGTCTTGGTGCTCGCCACTGCCAGCGTTCCGGCTGAGAAAATAGCCTTGCCAGTGCCATTCTCATCGCTCAGCACGCCTGCGAGTTGAGCTGATGTGGTCGAGGCAAATTGTGCCAGTGTGTTGGTCGTCAGAGCATCGCCGCCGCCGCTGATTGTCTGCCAGGTGCCATCTCCTCGCAGATACTTCGTTGTGATGCTCGTGCCCGTGCCCAGGTTCGCCGGGGGAATCACGCCGTTGATTGCTCCCGCATTGAGACTTGTCAGTGATCCGCCATTTCCATTTGCCATAAGCACGGTTCCGCCTGCACTTGGCCAGTTGTATTGGTAATCGGCTCCATCGCCGTGGGGAAAGACAAAGGTCATTTTGCTTTGCACTGCCCAGCCCGTCTGTTTGTTGTAAAAATAGATGACTCCGTTTGAGGTTATCCTCGTCTCGGTTGCGTTGGTGCTGTTCATCTCATTGATCAGCGAGATATAGCCCGTGTTGAGGTCAGGCACGGCATTGGTGAAGATGCCATTGTTACCGCTGTCAACCCATGTGGCCGTCAGCTCGGCTAGAGTCCGTAGTGCCGTTGCATCTGCCACGTTGAGCACCGAGCGCCCGAAGCTTGTCGAGTCCACCGTGCTGAAGGTATCGCTGCCCGATCCATACGGCACCTTGCCGCTAGTGATCGTCAGCCCTGCCAGAGAGGCTAGCGTGCTGTCATAAGCCTGCACATTGGTGCCGATCACTGAGCCCGCCAGCGTGCGCAGCGCCGCCGCATCCGCTGCATTGAGCAGCGACCGACCAAAGCTCGTAGAATCCACGGTGCCGAAGGTATCGCTGCCCGTGCCATAGGCGATTTTGCCGCTCGCGATTGTGAGCCCTGCGAGCGCCGAAAGCGTGGCATCCTTGCCCTGGAACGCATCGGTGAACGCCGCCGCAGCGGCTAGCTCAGTCTCCAGTGAGCTGGCCTTGATGTGCCGCCCGCGATAGGTGCCGCTGTCGCTCCATTCCAGGTAGAACACATCGTTAGCGCCGAGCGTGGTGCGCTCAGTCAGGAGGTTGGCAGGCGTGGCCGCGAAGGCCACGTTGCCAAGGGTTAGCAAAGCCATTGCAATGGCGGTGATGAGGGTCGGTGTTTTCATGATCATGCGGTGACGGGTGGGATGGCGATCTCCTCGCCTTCGGGTGTGGTAAGCGTGTCGCCTTCAGGTGTGCCGAGCAGGCCCGTGTCTGGCGCGTTGCCATCTGCATCCACGGTGCCGATGCTGGTCTCCGCTCCCCATTTGACTTCATAGACCTGCGTCCAGTGCAGCCCCACGCGGCTCGCAGCCAGCATCTGGACAGCGCCATCACTGCCCTCCCATCGGGTGTAGGTTCGGGTTGCAAGCGGCTCGGCGTAGGAATCCGGCAAGTCGATGATGATCGTGCCCGCCCATGCGTGGAGAGTTCGCATTTCAAAGAGGAAGGCATCCGCTTCCTCCATCGTGGCAAATTGCCGTTGAACGGTAAACTGCCACACGGTGGCAGCATTCCCCGTGTCTCGGAATTTCGCATTGGCAGCACAGGGCATTGCAAGCATATCCTGTTGCCGTGGGAGTCCCACATCCGTCCCCTGCGCCCGGCTCCACTCGTCCCAGCCATAGCCCTCCGAATGCGGCGGCTGGCTGATCCAGGTCACCACGTCCTCGCTGTCTCTGATCCACACTCTCATGCTGCGATCCTCCCCATGGTGAAACGGCTAAAGCTCACCTGCATGGCCGCTGCTTTCATCCGCGCCAGGCTCGTCACTACCACAGCGGGCACGGCTATCTCGTCACCGTTGGGCTTGCGATAAACGCGATAGTTCTCCGTGCCTGTGAAGGCATCACTGCGCCCGCCATCGGCACGCTGTTGCAGCACCTGATTCGTGCCCGCCTGCCTGCCGGCGCTAGCGCTATCCATTGCCCTGCGGAAGCCTGCGCTTGCCGCATCGCTCGTCTTGCGAAAGCCCGCGCTTGCCGCATCGCTCGTCTTGCGGAAGGCAGACGAAACGCCTGCGTTGTTGTCGCGGAAAGCCTTGATCACGCGGTCATTGTTCTGCTTCAGCGTCGGCGTCGTGCGATAGCCCCGATAGCTCCGCGTGCCCGCAAAGGCATCACTGCGCCCATTCGCTGCGAACTGCCGGAGCACCTGATTCGTGCCCCGCTGCCTGCCCGCGCTCGCCGCATCCATGTTGTTGCGGAAAGCTCGCGACACCCGCGCCCCGTTATCACGGAGGGCCTTCAGCACGCGGTCGTTGTTCTGCTTCAGCGTCGGCGTCGTCCTGTATCCGCGATAGCTCCGCGTGCCCGCAAAAGCATCACTGCGACCATTCGCCGCGAACTGCTTTAGCACCTGATTCGTGCCCCGCTGCCTGCCCGCGCTCGCCGCGTCCATGTTGTTGCGGAAGGCACGGGAAGCCCCGTCGCTGTTCGACCGATAGGCCCCACTCACCCGCGCATTGTTCGCCCTGAATCGACCACTCGTTTCCGCCACCGCGCCGCTCAGCGTCCGCGAGTTCCCACCACCACCGCCGCCGCTCTTGGTTGACGTGCCCGTCCCCGCATAGCTGCCGCCTGGATGCGACGCAAACAAGTAAGCCGCATACGACTGAGACGCCTGAATTTCGTTACCCTTCGGACTGAGTTGGTCCTTGTAACGGAAGTTCGTGGTGATGTCGTAGCTGAGGGCCATGGGCAGGCGGGGAGTGAAAAGGGGGAAGTGGAAAGTAAAAAGGGCGGGAGCGGCTGCTGACCTGCGCTTGCGTCTGGCTATCAGCAATCAGCCATCAGCTATTAGCCATCAGCCCCTCCCTCGCCCTTAGTTATCATTAATCACCAACCTCGGCGTCAGCAGCCCACTGCTCAGCACCGGCTGTGCCCGGAAGGTGATCGGCTGCATGGTCTGATCGCTGGCGCTCATCGATTCAGACGCCTCCACGATCACCGCATTCGTGAGCTGGATGAAGAGGTCGTTGCAATACAGGTAGAGCGGCTCAGGATTCGCCAGCGGCCCACCGAGCACACGATCCTCGTGGCTCATCCGATCACACACCTGCGCGACCGTTGGTCCCACGGGGGTGAAGGTCGCTTCAAAGGTGATGTTCGTCAGCGTCTGGTTCGCCAGGCCGACCGAATCGTCCTCGTAGTTCTTGAGGTCCGCCCGCATCCGCAGTTCGACCCCATTCTGCGCGAAGAAGGTATCCCATGGCGTTGTCGGCTCGTCGCCATACGTGGCCGTCAGGAGTCGGCCATAGGCCTTAGCGAAGTTGTAGCCACTGTGCCCCGGATACGTGTCGCTCGTGATGGTGCGGATCGCGGTGGCCGCATCCGGCTTCACGCACATGATCGTGATCGTGTTCCACGCCTGCCGCTGCGTGCTGATATTCATGCTGAAGTTCGGCACGATCCATGCCTTCGCATACGTCACCTTGCGCCCGTCCTGCGTGTGAATGACACAGCCGCCGTCATCATCCCAGATGAAAGCACCTTGGGCTTTGTTGACGGCTGCGAAGAGCAAGGCCAGCCGCCCCGCCGTCACTTGTCCATCGGGCACGAAGGTGATCGTGTGCGTGATCGCGTTGATGAGGTCATGCTTGCCGGTCACGTCGTTGCCGCCGTCAAACAGGCCTAGACCTTTGTCGATCTTGAAGCCCGTTTTGCTGAAGAACGTCTGTCCGCCAATGGTGAGCAGACCCGGTGATGATGCGTTGTAAATCATGGTCGTGTGGGGTGGGTGGGTTTGCTTGGCTGGTTACTTTTTCTTGGCAGGATTCTCGGCAGCGGGCTCAACGGGTGGCGTGGCACTCGCTGCTGCTTCCGCTTCCAGTTTGGCTTTGGCCGCAGCAAAGCTGATGCTGCCGTTCTTTCTCAGGTAGTCGTTCACCTGGCGCGTGGTGATGGTGACGGTGGGTGTAGTCTCGGGTGGCATGGTGTTGGTCGTTGATGGTTACTTTGAAAATCGTGCGTTAATCCGCCGCGTAGAAGGTGGCGCTCACGGAGCCCGTGCGTTGCCCGTTGGACCACGTCACCACGATGGTATTGTCCACCGTCAGCGTGAGCCCTGTCACCACCTTCGGCCAGGTGTTCTGGTTCGTGTAGATTTGCACGCCATTGCGGAAGACGTTGAAGGTAGCCGCGGCTGCATAGCCGCTCGCGTTGAAGTCCGGACCATTGATCTGGCAGCTGCCCACGCCGGGAATAGGCGCATCATATTCCAGCATCAGCGACTCATTGAAGCCGGTGAACAACTCCGTGGCCACGGTCCAGTCCGTTGCACCCACGGCACGAATGCGAACATCAAAACTCTCATTCCCACCCGGTCCCTGCTGCGCATCCGCGTTGATGCTGTAGCTGGTCTCGAGACTCGTCTGCCTCTCGCCAATGATGTCCGTCGCCCAGTTGCCACCGTGCGGCATGACCTCAATCTCCCAGCCATCGGCCCACGGTTCACTGGTCCACTCAAGATCGAGCGTGTTGTGGTTCGCGGTCGGTGCTGTGATGTTCGTCACCTCCGGAGGCAGTCCCAGCGCTAGCGTGGCCATGCCCAGGTCACTAGCGAGATGCCCGTCCTTGAACGCCACGGCGAGAATCCTCATTCCCTCCTCAGTCGGCCCATCAAACGGACTTTCATACAGCAGCGCGTCGGCGTTGCCCTGCGCGGGGTAATCGTCCAGCTCATCAGCGCCCTTAATGAGGTAGTAGATCGACGCGCCTGCTGTCTCACACGTCAGCGTCACCACCTTCGTCTCGCCGTCTTGAGCAAAGCTCACCTGGCTGCACTGCGGCCCTGGATTGATGGAACCAATCGCTGTCATGCTCACCACGTAGTTCAGCGCCTCGTCCGTGGTCTCCACGGCCACGGGTGTCTTGGTGGCCGTGAGCGTCAAGCCCAGCGGCCCGACGAACCAGTCATGCAGCAGATTGAAGACCTCCACCGCCAGCGCATCCTTGCCCCAGCCCGTGGCATTGAGCGATGCGTTCTCGTGACACTCCACCTGCACGAGGAAGGTGAGCAGTCCGCCAGGGGCCTCGCTGGTATTCTCGCGAATGACGGGCGCACGCACCACGAGTGCAATGCCAAGATCAGCCAGCGAAGCATTAACGAGCGCCCCAATCGCCGCCGCCGTATCGCTCGCCGTTTCGCCCTTGCGCGGGGCCTCATTGAAGACACTGGCTTGGACGTCGATCAGCGGTGTGTGCGCTGTGATGCGAGCGTGCACCAGATGGCCAAGGGTGGAGAGGAGGGGGTTCATTTGAAAAGCGGAAAGTGGAAAGTGGAAAGTGGAAAGTGGAAAGTGGAAAGTGGAAAGGGAGGGAGGGGTCAGGCGATCATGGCCTTTTCTAGCTCGGCTATTTCGTGATCGATCTGAGCTTGGGCACCTTCGGCGGCGAGTTGGATCAGGTCCCAGTCAGCAGGCAATAGCCCCTCGTCCTTGGGTAGAGTGACCTCATGCTTGCCCCAGAAATAGACCACGCGCTTGGGCTTGGTGGTCGTGGTCTCCGCCTTGCGGGCGCGGGTTGCGGTGATGGGTTTACGCGGGCCGATGAGGGCGGCACGGCCCGTGTCGGTCTTGGGTTTGTCGCGCAGGAACCATGCGGCCAGGCCTTCCTTCAGCTTCACAAAGTCCAGCATCCCAGGGAAGTTCAGCGGGCTCTTGTTGTAGCTGTTCTTGTGGCATGGAATCGCCAGCCAAGTGCCACGCTGCACCCGCACGCGCACGGGTCCCCACGTCCGCGCAAAGATGCCGCTGCTGTTGTTGATCGTCACCTCTGCCCCGCGCCGCGTGCCAGTCGCTTCGATGTTCTGCGCCGCCTGTTCTAGGTAGCCACTGCGCTGCGCTCCCAGCCTGTCCGCCGTCTTGTGGCGCGTCCGGCTGGCGTTCGTGATATGCTTCTGAATGCCGATTACACTACCACCGTTCACCATCACCTGCGCCATGGACTCATGCAGTTGCGAAGGATCATCCACCAGCTCACGAGCACGCTCAAGCAGAGCGAGGAACTGCGCATCGTTCTCCATCAAAAGCTCAACAATCGCAGGCATCAGTTCTGCCCTCCTTGCTTGTCGCGTTTGATGAACTTGCCCAGGTCCGCACTGAGTGCGCGCAGCTTGTTGAGCTTAATCAGCATCGCCTGCTTCACCTGCGGGTCCAGCGTCTTGATACCCTTCACATCCGGCAACGGCGCAGCCCTCCACTCCCCCTTACCCCTTTTCTCTTTTCCCTTTTCTCTTCCCCCAATTTCCACTTTCAACTTCAACGCTTCCGCCTTGCTCACCGCCACCCACCCAAAGCCCGAGCGAATGCAGAACGGCGGATAATCCACGCCAAGAGCCAAGTCATTGATGCCCAGCCGCTCCAGCTCCGCCTGGCTGCCGAGCTTCCCCCAAATCTCATCATCCAGCCCCGCGATCATCCGCAGCTTGCCTGCGTCATCCGTGAGCTTCGCGCCCATCTTGATCCAGCGCTCCGCCCAGCCCGGCGAGCCGCTGTCAATGCTGCCGCGTGGCTGCTGCCGTGTCTCCAGCCGCACCAGTTCCCGAGCGGGGAAGAGCCGACGTGCCACCGGCGTTTCGCTGTTCAGCTTCTGCGCCTGCCCATTGGCCAAAGCGCGCTCAGTGTTGAAGACCAGCTCCAGCCGCTTCCACGAGCTGAGGTCTTGGAGCGAGCCCGCTTCCGCTGATGGCACACCCTTCGCCGCATCCCCTGGAAAGCCCGTTTCAGGCGTGTATCCAAGCCGTTGCAACGTCTCTTTCAAGAACGCGATGCCCTGCGCCTTTGACCGCCCCAGTTCGCCCGCCATGAAGCCCTCTACTGCCCGCTTCACCTCCGAAAGGAAGCGCGCATTCGTCACCCGCGCCAGCACCAGCACGCGGCGGCGAAGCTCCCCGACAAACCGCTCCTGCAACGCCGCCGACCCCAACGCACTCGGGATCATCCCGCGTTCGCGGGCGATCTTCAGAGCGGTGGTGAATTGGGTGGGGGTCATGGGGGAAAAGCGGAAAGTGGAAAGCGGAAAGTGGAAAAGGTGACTCAGGCGATGCGCTCGCAAAGCACGAGGTGCTCGTCTCGAATGGGTGTGATGCGTTTCACCAGCCAGCGGCCTGGCAAGACGCTCTGTTCGCTCTCGCCACGAATCGGCGTCCAGTCGGTGATGATCTTGCCCACGGCATAGAGGCTGCGGAAGACCGTCTTAAACTCGCGCAGCGTGCCAATGGGAAAGGTGTCAGCGGATGGGATCATACGAGGCCGTCAAAGCGGTTGGTTCTTTTGGCTCCGAGGTCTTTGCCTGCGGAGCCAGGTTGTTGATCAGCGGGGGCGGGTGTTTCGGGAGGCACGATGCCGCCCGTGGTTTCACTCCAGCGTTTGAGGGCTTCCACGGCTTCAAGTGCGGCCTGTTGACGCGCCGCATTGAAGAACTTCTTGCTCACCGAATCGGGCAAGCGGGTAAAGACCTCACGGCGAAGAAGCGCCGTGTAAGTCAGAAACACTTCAGTGGGGATCGTGCCCTCAGCTCCGAGCGTTCTGCCCTTCATCCCAATCCAGCCGCGCACATGATCCACCATCGCCGTGATCTGCTCTTGCAGCACCTCGGAGCCCGTCATGCCATCGGGCAATGAGACTTCAGTAATGGCATCAAACTCGGCCTTCAGCAGGCCGGTGGTTTGGAACTTGGCAATGGTGGGGGTGAACCACATGGAGGCGAAGAGAAAAGGGGGAAGAGAAAAGGGAAAAGGGAGGGAGCCCGAGAAGTGGCTTGCGTCTGTCTATCAGCTATCAGCCATCAGCTATCAGCTTGCTCATCAGCCTCCCCACCAGCTCCGCGCCGCGCTCTTGGAGCACGACGCGAAGCGAAGGGTTGAGCGGCTTAGTTGGTGTAAGTGACCGGCAGCTTGAAGATGCCCAGCGAGCTGGTCTTCACGATGCGGCTGGCGTGCCACACGGTGATCTCGGTGTAGCGGGCCTTTTCTTCCACGAACACGACAAACGAGGAACCGGCGCTCACATCGACGAAGCGCTTGATGTTGCTCGGGTCTTCCGGCGTCGTGCCTGCGGCATAGTAGCCATAGACCACATCCGTGATGATCTTGGCCTTGGCCGATGCAGTGGACTGGCGGCGAAGGTTGACGTTCAGCACGGTGTCCACCTCATACTCGGCGGCCAGGTCTTCCGGCGAGACGATGTAGTCCAGCGTGCTGCCCGCGTTCTTCATTGCACGGTAAGCCTTCTTGCGCTTCAGCGATGCACCACCACCGAAGACGACGAGGTTGCTGTTGATGCCGCGCAGGTCACCCTTGGAATCAAGCAAGGTGATGATGCTTCCATCAGGATCACGCGCTGTGTTGGCTGCGCCCCAGTTCTCCGAGGTCTCAGCACTCAGCCCGTCATCCAGCGTGTTGAACACACGGCGGATTTCCGTGCGCAGCAGGATGTTCTTGGCGCGCTGCACCTGAGCCTGGCGCACGGCTGGCAGGTTGCCACCCATGCGATGATCAATGCAGATGGTCACGCCCTTCTCATCCACCGAGCCATCGGCCCTGGTCTTGCCCGTGCCCAGTTTGGGGAAGTCGCCACCCGTGGCACGGATGTCGGCATCGCCATTGAGCAGGTCAATCCATTCTTCCTTCTCGTTGTGGATGAAGTATTGGAAGCTCATTGCCCCAGGCACCACAGGGGCCAGGGTATCGAGCACCTGTTGCAGATTGCCCTCGCCAGGGTAGCCCACGGCGAAGTTGGTCAGCGGTTGGTCCAGGGTGACCAGCCCCGCTTCGTTGTCGCGGCTGGTGATCTTGTTGCCCGCATCATCGACAATCTCGTTGTCGATATTGCGGATGGCGTTGAACCCACTGGCCCGGCTCTCGCCGCGCTGCGGCTGAAGGTTGGGGTTGGCACGGGTGATGGTGATGCCGCCTTCAAAGCGGCCCGTGTAGATTGGTAGCTCTTTCATGATGTTGATGGTCTGAGTTGTTGTGAAATGGTGTTCAGTGGGGATTAGAGGACCTTGACGATGCCGCCGGTCATGCCGCCCTGCGTGGTGCTGAGCGTGGACCCATTGGCCACGGTCTTGAACTCAATCGGCGCATGGGTAAGCAGCTGGATGATGTCCCCATCCGCAGCAGCTACGCCTAGGCTCTGACCGATGAGATAGGTGGTTCCCGCAGCCGTTGGTTCAGGAGCCACCTTGCCGCTCGCAGCGGTGTGCACCTGGTCACCCAGGCCGATGGCATCACTTGCCGCCACCTTGATGATGTCGCCAAAGAAGTGCACCGTTGCATACTGCTCCGCTGCCACGGCACCGCCGCCTTCGTTGTAGACCACACCGATGGGTTTATCCGCTGCACCGCACACGGCGACGTGGTTGTTGTCACTGCCTTTCTTGACCAGGAAGACCAGCGTGCCAGCGGTGACCGCTGCATCCAGCTTGAAGGCCTTGTGTTCAGTGATGCCCACTTCCTCAAAGAAGGCGTTATTGCAAACGCGCAGGCGAGAGGTGCGGTAGGCGATGGTGGCCACGCCGCCAAGGATGGCAACAGCGAGGACGGTGGTGGGAAGAGCCTGCGGGGCTGTGAAGGCCACGCAAGCCAGAGCGGCGATGCTCATCGCCATGATGGTGTGTTTCGTTTTCATGTGTGTTTGTTCTGGTTCTGGTTCGCGCAGGCCAATCACGGTCTGGATTGATCTGCGAAAGGGTTGGGGGTTATAGGCCTGTGGCACTCATGCCGAAGGTTTCGTTGTAGGCCTGAGTGAAGGCCAAATCCGTGCGCATTCCTTGTGCTTCCAGCTCACGCTGGCGCTTGGCTACGGCGGCGTGTTTGGCACTGCGGCTGCGCTGATCACCCACGATCTCATTGTGGATAGTGTGCAGGCGCATCTGCGCAGCGGCACCGCTCATGATGGAGGTGGTCTTGTAGCGCTGCGGGCGGGCCATCAGCTTGGCGAAGGCGGCATCGACGGCCTCCGCTGTCTCTGCGGCCATGATCGCGGCGGCTTCATTCTCCCTCTCCGCGAGTGTAATGCGGCCCGTCACCACGGCTGCATGGACGGCATGAGTGGCCAGGGCCTTGGCGCGAGCGCTGTGCTTTCCCCGCTCCGCTTCCAGCGTGCTGGTGTGTTCGTTGTCAGCCTCGCGCAGCGTGGTGATGGTCGCTTCGTTATTGGCAATGGTGGTCGTGAGCGATAGCACCTTCGCCTGTTCATCGGCCAGCTGCTGGCGATACGCTGCCACATCGGCGCGCATCCGGTTAATCTCTGCCTCCCGGCTGGCAATCGCAGCGGTGACCTGGTCCATCGTGGCATCAGGCTCCAGGTAGAGCTTGCTGCGCAAGTCACGCATCCACTGTTTGGCTTCGTTGTCCTGGTCAATGACCGGCTCACCGTCGTTCTCTTCTGGAAGTGTCTCCGCACTGCGCTGCTGGTCTTCGTTGTGCAGCTCCACGCCGGGAATGTTCGGCATGTTGGTCAGGCCAAAGGAAGTCAGCGCAAAGGGGAAACTCTCGTTGTCCTTGTCCCGTGCAATCCATGAAGGCGAGCCGCTGATGAAAGCGCCGTCTTCGATCAGCTTGCGGCCATCGGGTGTGGGCTCCATGACAAACTCGGCCTCGTTGTCGCGCACATTGACGTCCGTGATCCATCCGTAGCTGCGTTTGTCAGCGCTTTTGTCCTTGGAGCTGGCGGCATAGGGGTGGCCGATGAAGACCGGGCGCTTGCCAAGGGCGCGGTGCAGGCCGTGGTTCATCACGCTCTTGACCCAGGCCGTGGGGCTTCCTTGAATGAGGCCTTTCATCATCGTGGCCGCTTCGCGGTTGAAGACCTGCATCACCTTCGGGCTCTGCGCGTCGGGGTATCGGCCATAGGGCACGGTGAAGGATGCAGGCTTCACGGTGGCAATGCCTTCATTCTCCACATCGCGCAGCAGGGCCTCATTGTGCCGGGTGAGCAGCCGTGGCGTGCGGAACATCGTTTGCATGGCGCTGATGAGGGCGAAGAGGATCAGTTTCAGGGGCTTCATGGGATCGTGTTGGGTGGGTGTGCTTGGTGAATCAGTTACTGGGCTCAGTCGTGGCAATGGCTTCGGTGAGCAGCTCGCTGACTTGCTCTTGGGTCATGCCCAGCCCCTCAAAGAAGCTGGCGGCATAGGCCTGCATCAGGGCGGCCTCCAGGTTGCCGCCGTTGTTCAATGTCGTTTCAATGACGGCGGGCCAGTCGATTTCAATGACTTCGCCACCGCGTTGCAAGGCCGTTTCAAAGGCATTGATAACGGGCTTTAAATCCATCTGCACCGCCGTGCGAACGCTGGATGTGCTGGGTTGCATTGAGGCATTGCTCGCAGCTTTGGTGTCCACATCTGCTTCATCATCAGGCGTCTCGTGATGCAATGACTGCCAGTCGGGTGCGCTGCTGAAGGTCACGTCATCAAAGATGGTGGAAGCCATGCGCTCCTCATCGGTGATTTCAAAGTCGTCTTTCATCGTGCCGCCTCCTTTGCCCTGCTCATCACGCCGCGCTCCACATCGGCGAAGACGAGCGGGTGAATGTAGTTGTTGAGCGCCATGCTCGCGCCGTTGCCCAGGTCACGCGCCACGATGCCCGCCACTCGCTTCTTAAAGCTCTTGAGTTCCTTCTCGGTCTTGGGCCGCTCACCGCGCTCAATGAGCTTCTTGGTAATCACATCGGCGTTCGTAGTGCCATACCAGGTGCGCATGTCGTGAACCTTGAATTTGTCGCCGCTGATCTTCTTCATGTAGCCGAGCGTTTCATCCGCACTGCCATCGAAGATCGTCTCGTTGCCCATGCGCTGCCGCATCGCGATGTGCTTCGCTAGAATCTTGTCGTTGAAGCTGTGCCGCTGGCGAATGCCTTCCTTGCCGACGAAATCGAGATGCACCTTGTCTCCGTCCACGCGGGCGTGACTGCTGAGCAGCGATGAGGCCCCATAGGCTTTCACATCACCGCCGCCGCCTTCGCCGCCATTGCGCAGGCCGGTTTTGCTGATCAGCCGCAGTGTGAGTGCCTGGTGCAGGTCATCACCAGCGAGCGCGATGTCTTCATTGATCTGCTCGCGCAGTTTGGGCATCGCTTTATGGAGCGCGCCGATGCGGGCAAACTTCGCGGCGGCCTGTGATTCCGAATAGGCATCGCTGTAACCATACTTGCGGCGGCCCTTGTCATCGCGCGCCGTCCACAAAAGATCAGCGCTCGGATCGTCGGTGACTTCAATGTCTTTGAAGGCTGGGGCGATGCCGAACTTCTTGCGATCTTCATCGGTGCCTTTGCGCATCGTGCCGCGCTTCGCGTCCGTGCCTTTGCCGCTGCTGCCCTTCTCGGCAAACTTGCCGGTGATGTCACGCGGGTGAAGGTCTGGATCAAACGCGTTATTATGCTCCACGGTTGGCTTCGTTTGCTTCACATCAGGCTCTTTAGCGGTCGCCTCAATGAGTGTCTCGGCCTTTGATGGCAACGAATGGGCATATTTCTCAGCCAGACCTTCCTGGGAGAACGGCACACCCTGCCCAATCAGGAAGGTGTCCTTTTGAATTTCGATCACATCATCTCGGCGCGCTGGCACCTTCAGCTTGAACCAAGCTTGCGGTTGCACGCCTTCCCCGAAAATCTGCGCAATGGCATTTCGCACTAGGCGGCGGTTGATCGTGTCTTCCACGAAGCGGGCGCTGTTCTCGACGCGGTCGGCGGTGTCGTTGGCTTGCAGGCTTGCGCCCTGCTGATTGTGCTCGGAGCTGGTGCCGAGATTGCTACCCAGCGCGAGGATGTAGATGGCTTTGCGCATGTCATCGCGCAACGGCTGGAACATGGCGTTGCCCGTCGCGTGCGCGCCAATCTCGTTAATCTTGGAGCCTGGGCCGGTGATGATGCGGAACCGTGCAGGCAGGTAGGCAAGAGCGGATTCAATCGCGTTCCATTCTTCCGTTCCGGTGCCTTGGGCTGACTCGGCATGAATGCCCGGCAGACCGAAGCCGCTGTTGTATTCCAGAAGATCCTTGAGGGTGAGGCTGGCAATCATGTGCGCCACTGCCATGCCCACGCCCAGCGTGCCACCGACCGCGATCAGCCAGTTCTCTTCATCTAGTGGCACACCGCCAACGCCGCCCGAGGGACCGCAGTAGCGCAGCGGCCCGCTGGCGTTTTCAAAGCAGGCAATCGGCGCGTGCCAGAGCTGGCAAGTCAGCCCGCCATCACCCGGCTGCCAGACGATTTCATGCACATCATAACGCAGCACTTCAGCGCGCAGGATGTTGTTCACCAGGGCGCGCACCTCGCCGCGATCTTCGGGGATCACTGCATTGCGCACCGTGAGATTCTCGAACAGGAATTGCAGCGCGGCCTGGTGCCGTTTGGCTTCATTGTCATCCAGGGCCGTCTTGCTGCGGACAATTTCATAGTCTAGGGCGGAAACCGAAGCCCGGCGCTTGGGCACTACAGCGGCAATGTCCATGTTCGCGCCTTCTTCCAAGCGATCAAAGATCAACGCAAACCGGCGCAGGTAGCCCAGCTCAAACTCATTGATCGCTTGCGTCATGCCCGAGGGCACCAGACCCGCCAGCGGGTTGCCGCGAGTGATGCGCCACGCTTGCGCGATGGAGGCCTTAGCAATGGAAGGTATCTCGGTGAGTGTCATATCTCGTTAGGCTCCCATTGAAAAACCCATCCGCTCCGCCAGCCGCCCGAACATGCCGCCCTGCGCAGCGCGCTGCTTCGGTGCCGTGGCATGAATGATCTTGCAGCCGCCTTGCAAGGCCGTGCCCGCCGCCCGCACCATCAGCGCGGCACTGGTGCAGCCATCACTATGGCCTTCGTCGGAGCGTGGGGCCTTGTAGTTGTATTGGCCATTGGTGATCACTTGGGCCATCGAATGAAGATCCTCGCGGAACCATTGGCTGATGGGCACGCGGATGTTGCGCTTATCGAAAGCAAGGCGAAGCGCGGGGAAGATTTCGCGCTTCAATGGAAGCGTGAAGGTGCACAGTTCCACCTTGCCAAAGAGATGCTTCACCGGGTCATGCTCGCCATAGAGCCTGGCCAGCTCGTCACCAAAGCCGATGCCGGGGCCGGTGTAGTCCACCACGATGCGGTCGCAAAGATCGAGGTGGGGCTTGAGCGTGCGGACCTGGTCCGGTGTGCTCATGCCTTTGAGCCGCGTCACGTTGCGCACGATATTGATGCCCAGGCCATTGAGTGCCAGAGTCATCACCGTGGGATCGCTCACGCGACCGAAGTCGATGCCTGCCACCTTGCGCAGGGGCGACTGCGCGAGCATCTCGGGCGTGTCGTGCTCGCTGGCTTCCATGCTCTCGCAGCTGGCAATCAGCTCATAGGGCAGCAGCACGTTGTAACCGTCCAGCCACTCGCAGAGGAACTCTTGCGCCCAGCCTTCGGGATCATCGAGCAAGGCTTCCAGCTTGAGCGGGTTCTGCTTGATGCCCATCAGCACCGCCTGCCAGATGTTGATAACGCGGGAAGACCAGAGCCCGCTGGTGTCATGCACATACTTATAAGAGGGCGCATTTTTGCCGTTGGGCGTGGTGATGTAGCGCACCACTTTCTTGCCTGCCTCTTCATTGGCGACCAGGCCGAGCACGGCCTTCATGAACTCCTTGGGATTGTCCACATGGTCACCCTCATCAATCACGAGGTTGGCCGTATCGCCGCGCAGTGTCTGCGGCAGGCCGGGCACACCGCGAATGATCGAGCGGTTGCGCAGGGTGATCTTGGTGGAGGTGATGAGCGCCTGGGGATGACTGCCATCACGTTCGGTCTCGACTTCGGCGAACTCTTCATCCCAGGCCTCGACCACGTCCTTCACCTTATCGAGCGTGAGCAGGCTTTGGCGTTCAGAGGGCGAGGTGATCGTCCATCGCGTGAGCGGATGGGCATAGCACTCGGTGCCTACTTTGAGACCAATGACAAAGCCCTTGCCGGTCTGCCGACTCTGCACATCGCAGATAGCCTCGTGCGGATCGTGATAGCTGACGAACTGATATTGCTTCATCAGCGAGCGCACATCGCTCTCAGGATACGGGTTCACCCAGCCGTTGACGTTCTCGCCATACTTCGCCGTCGCGTGCAGGGCGATGAGGTCAGCCACCGCCATGCGCAGCAGTGAGTTCGGTGCATCCAGCGCGGCAGTGATGCGGCTCTTGAGCACTGCCCATTTGGCGCTGGCTTCCTTCATCACCTCAGCCGAGGCGCGGGCCTGCTCCGGCGTCACGGGGTTGCCCCGTAGCCGTTCCATGGCATCCTTCTGGCGGGTGGTCTTCTTCATGGGTTCAGCGGCAGCCGTGGTCATCACCACCGCCATGAGGGTGGTGAGGAGCAGAGCAAGGGGATGACGGGTGCATGGCATGGGGGTCGATTGGCAGGGTGGGGGCGGATTCGTTGCAACGTTTTGCAACGGCTTTGCAAGGGGGTAGAAGGGGCCAGGGGGGCGTTTCGGGTGTCTTGAGTGCGGGAAGGGGGTCTAGGCGCTTCAAATCGGGTTTTCAGTTTTCGGCGTTATCACACGCCAAAACGGGCTCGCATCCGGGCGGCTCGCTGCTCTTCGGAAAGGGTCTTGTCTTTGAGGTCGGCGACGGTCTCAGACTTCAGCTTGGTGAGTTCCTTGCGCAGCTCGCGGTCATCTTTGCGGAGCTGGCTCAACATACGGACCAGACCTTCGAGCTTGCCGAGCTTCTTCACGATCTCATCGCCCTCGGCTGTTGACGGGTCGATGTCGTCGCGGCAGCGAGTCACATAGTCATTGATGACGAAGCCCAGCTCTGCCGCGCTGTCTTCGTTGATGAAGTTCTCGTCAAAGTCACCGCCTTCTTCCTTAGCCTTGCGGTAGGCCTCGGCCCGTTCGCGGCGGGCTTTGAGCCGGGCCATGTGATCGGCGAGCGGACCGTTAAGCAGGGTGTAAACGGCGTTCTTGCTCACGGTGACCTCGTAGTCCTTGGCGAGTAGGTTCTGGATGAACTCCCAGTTGCGCTCGGCTTTCGTCAGTCCGGCAAGGCGGTCGCACAGCTCGTTGAGCTGGTCGTCAGTGAGGGCGCGTTCGATGGCTCCTCTCATGGTCGATCGGCCTCCTGGGGTTCGGCGTAGTGCTGCGAGCGTGCGCCTGCGAACTCCGATGTGCGACGCTTGGTCTCTGGTGGTTCGGTGATGGTGAACTGCACACCCTTGGGTTCATCCGCTGCGGGCACTGCCTGCGGTGATAGGAAGAGCGCCTCGGCTTTGCTGGTGCGGTGATAGACCGCGTCTTCATCCTTCCAGCAAAAGCCATCCTTGAGAAGCTCAGCCATTCGGTTCTGCCTGGTAGCGCCGACCTGCCTCTCTATCGCGATGGGAGTAGCTGGCAGGTGTGCCAGCGTTTGCACGTCGTTGGCGGTTAGCCCGTTGAGGCGCGCCCGATTGATGATCGTGCGGAGCACTCGGCAGATGCTGGCGACTTCCGCACTCATGCGATCAGCCCCGCCTCCACGAGAAGCACGCGCCCTGTCTCGGTGCGTGCATAGGTCTTCGCTGCTTTGTTGAAAGGCAGGTGCCCCTCAGTCGCATAGCCCTCGGCGACCAGGCAGGCTAGCTCGGGCCGTAGATCGTCCAGCGTGAGCGCGCTGAACCCGCGCAGAATCGCGCCTTGCAAAAGCATGTCGGCCACCATGCCACCTGGATAGACCTGGTGCATGTCATGCAGGAGCTGCCCGCGTAGCTGCGTGCGTTGGAATTCGGTGAGCTTCATTTTGTGGGCTTGAGAGTGTTGATGAGGTGGTCGATCCGTTGCGTGAGAGCGGCCATCTGCGTGGTCCGCTGCATGTCGTCGCGGCTCACGTCATCCTTGAGTGAGTGCACCGTGGTCTTGATGTCTGTGATGCTGGCGGTGTTGCCCGCCTGGCCTTCGCGCAATCGGCTAAGCGTCTCGCTGATCTCGCGCACCGAATGGAAGAGGGCTTGTGTTCGCGAGCGTAGATCCTTCACTTGATCCTTGAGCAGCTCCACCTCGCCGGAATCTGCGAACTGTTCGGCGCGGACTTTGTTCTCCGCCAGCTCCGTATCCACTGAGGGCCTGCGCCGTCCGGCCACATAGCTGCCGAGCCCCACGGCTCCCACACCGAAGGCAATGCCCAGCCACTTAGCGGTGATGAGGAAGTTCGTCACGAAGAGCGGGTCCACGCTGTTTGTGTCCACCCGCTGCATCACCACGCCGCTCTGCATGGTGGCCGCGCTGCCTTCTTCGGCATGGATCACCGCGAAGATCAGCGCCGCAGCAATGGAGATGATGGCCAGCATGATGCGCCCGACCAATTGACGAGACGCAGCGCGGCGGCTGATCACGTAGTCCTTTGGGCTCATCGCCTCGCGCTCGCCGTCCAATTCATCCCAGCCGTCCATCTGCACATCGCCAGGGCGTGGCGGTGCGTTGTCGCGGTCAGGATGGAGTGGCGGAAGATTGGGCATGGGATGAGAGAGAAAAGGGGGAAGCGAAAAGAGAAAAGACGGACGGGCGCGGTTAGCGGGTGAAGGCGCTGGTAATGTCCTTCACGCCGCCTGATAAAATGAAGGTGTTCGCGGCTGTGGCTTCATCGCTGCCCGTCTTGTGGTAGGCTAGGCGCGTGCCGTTGGCGGTCGTGGCCTCGGCGCTTTCTTCGGTGGACTTGGTCAGGATCGAGCCGCCGAGACTCACGTATTCACCGCCGCCATTGCCGCGCTGGAAGGCAAAGGGATGAATGGTGCAGGCCGTCAGTGTGCTGGCACAGGCCATCAGTGTGATGATCAGCGGGAGCTTCAGCTTGTTGCCACTCTTGGCTTCGCTGTGGGCATCGGGCTTGTTGAGGCCGGAGGCGGTCACTTGCATGGTCATGAGCAGGGCTTGCTCGGCATTCATATCGCCGGTCACGGTGATGCCCTTGGCGCGTAGCCAGCCGAGCACCGCAGGCAGGGCGAAGGAAGCGAGCGCATGGCTGGCATCGGCCAGCTTGTCTTTCATCTCATCGCTGGGCTTCGCCTTGGCCACGATGGACCAGATGATGACCACCAGGCCGAGCATCAGTGAGGCCGCGAAGGTGAACAGACTATCCGTCTCCAGTGTGACGCCGGACGCGCCCAGGTAGCCCGCCAGCCAGGCCAATGCGGAGCGAATGATCTTGGAGCCGAAGAGGCTGACGAAAGTTTTAATGAGCGTCGTGTTCATGAGGTGCGTTGTCTGCTTTCCGCTTTCCATTTTCCGCTTTGGGGAAGGTTGCCGGGCGAGGCACTGCCTCCCCGCCCGGCTCTCTCAACCTCCTGCTAGCACCGGCGAGCATCTGCACTCACAGCGTCGTCGGCTTGTCGTTGCGGCGGTTCTTTCGGCGAGCGCCAAGCGAAAGCAAACGCACCACTTTTGTGGTGCACGCTGTGAACCTTAGCGGGCTCTTTAACCTGTTTTCAGGTGTTAGCGGTAGGCTAGTATGACGCCGGGAAACGCTGGATGTCAATGAAACGGCTGATAGCTGATAGTTGATAGCTGATTGTCGGAAGCTGATGGCTGATAGCGGATAGACCGAAACAAGAACGCACAAACCGACCAACCGAAGAACCAAGCGCCCGCCGCCTCCCTTTTCACTTTTCACTTACCCCTTTTCACTTCCCCGCCCCCATGACTACTTCCCCCTCCGGCATCGCCTTTATTAAAGAGTTCGAAGGCCTCTATCTCAGAGCCTACCAGTGCTCCGCCAACGTGTGGACCATCGGCTACGGCCACACCGGTCTTCAACACGAGGACGGCACGGTGTATCCAGGCCGCAAGATCACCAAGGCCCAGGCTGACCAGTTACTCGCCTATGACCTGCATCAATACGAGGCCCGCGTGAACACCTTCGTGAAAGTGCCACTGAAACAACACGAGTTCGACGCGCTAGTGAGCTTCGATTTCAATACGAACGGCCTCAAAACCAGCACCCTCCTGCGTAAGCTGAACGCAGGCGACAAAGCCGGGGCGGCTGAACAGTTCGGCGGGTGGAATAAGGTGGACGGCAAACCCATCGCAGGCCTCACCCGCCGCCGAATGTGCGAGCGCCGCCTCTTCCTCGGCATCACGCCTGCGGTGGTGGAGTTGTAACGCTGGGGCTCTGCCGACGGCGAGCACAGAGCATAGCTGACACGACAGACGCCATACGAGCCGTTGGCAGCAGCCCATGGTTAGGGCTGCGTTGCGTGGCCCGTCACAGTAGCGCCAGCCGACGACCACCGAATAAATATAATTAAATCCGCTTGCGAAATCAACTGGAGTGTGTAAGCTCCAAATGTAGTCAGTAAATCAACCCGCCCCAGCGGCTAATCTGGGACTCACAAAAAATGAAATACAGAATCAGCGAAGACAGTGGTGCCTCAGAAATCATCGAAGCAGATGACCTCGAATCAGCCGTGGAGGCTGCCAAAGAATGGGCCTCAGAAGGCTCCTACGATGAGCGAGTGATGGTGTCGGTCTATGTCCAAGGCATCGACGACGATGGCGAGGACACAGACGAATATGAGTCGGCAGAAGTCGAAGCTGGGCCAGAGCCCGAGGCTCCTGAGTGCGCCGATGGCGAGGAGCACGAGTGGGAATCTCCGCATGAAATCGTCGGCGGACTCAAAGAGAACCCTGGCGTCTGGAGCAAAGGCGGCACCACGATGACCTTCCATTCCGTGTGCTGCCACTGCGGCGCACACAAACACGAAACGAGCTACGGCTCGCAGCGTAATCCAGGTCAAGTCGATACTGTGACTTATGAGAAAGCGGACGAGGCAACTCTGGAATGGGTAGCAAACCAATGAGCGCTCCCGAAGGAAACAAGAACGCCAAAAAGCCTGCCGCTGAAAAGCGGCAGGCTCCGGCCATCTACCTTCGCCCGACTCCAGCCGAGCGGAAGGAAATCATGAAATGGGCACGCGGGCAAAAGCTCTCCCGTGTGTGCATCGCAGCGGTGCTCTCGGTAGTCCGGGGGACGCCATTCGAGCAGCCCTAACGCTGAGCTATGACAGCGCCGCGCAAATCTCCGCTTCGTGACAAGACGCTTCCGGCGCTTGTCATCAGCGTCTTGTTCATGGCCGAATTTCGACGTGTGAAAAATAGTTACATTTTCTTCTTGCGCTTGTGTAACGAAAGGTTACTTTCCGTGCGTTGCCACTGAGCGACACCAACACCAACACCAACCAAAATACGAAAATGAAAACACCGACCACATTCGAAATCACCGCCGACCTTGAAGCATTCATGGAACGCGACGGAGCCAACTACACCGGCAACCTAGTAGTCCGCAGCGAGAAACTCGACGACTACGACATCTACCGCATCAACCTCGAAGGGTATTGGGGTCTCGACTTCGACTCCCTGACCAACAAGTCGGACAAGCTCGAACTTCCGGAAGCTGCCAACGAAAACAGCGGCGGCTGGACTGGCTGGCTTTGGGAGGAAGTTGAAGGCTTCGCCGCATGGGCCGAAGAAATGAAGTCACTGGTTCCCGCCACTGAGGAGGAAGAAGAATGAGCCCCGAGGAATACAAAGCGATCCGCGAAAAGCTCGCCCTCACGCAGGGCGGGCTTGCCGCCGTCCTCGGCGTCTCGCGGAAAACCGTGAACGCTAGGGAGAACGGCCAAACGCCAATCACGCACGAAGCGGCGCTTGCGATCCGCGCACTCAAACCAAAACGCGCCAATTGAAGGCCATGAACAGTGTATTGAACAACCAGCCTTCGTCTAATTCATGAACGCTCAGCAGGTCCAACCGCACCAGAAACCCGGCCTCGTTGCGGCATTCCGGCGCGTGGCAGCAACGGGCAAGCATGGCGTGCGACCACTGGCGAAGAAGACCGTGGAGACCTACCTCTTTTGGCTGCACCGCTTTGCCACGTCCACGGGCAAGGGAGCACGGCAGTGGATGGGCGACGATGTGGAGGCGTTCCTGTGGCAGCTGCACCGCGAGCGCTATGCGCCGAAGTCACGCAAGCAGGCGCTGTGCGCCTTGGTGTTCGTGTTCAAGAACGTCCTCGGCGTCGATGTGGGCACGCTGAACTTGCCCGCTATGCCAAAGGAACAACCCACGATTAAGATCATCCCGTCACGCGGTGAGATCGCTCGCATTTTTGCCGGGCTGCGCGGGCAGGCGCGAGTGATGGCGGGGCTGCTGTATGGCTCGGGCCTGCGCGTCAATGAATGCTGTATGCTGCGGGTGAAGGATGTTGACTTTGAGTCGATGACCATCCGCGTGCATGAGGGCAAGGGGAACAAAGATCGCCTGTGCCTGTTGCCGGTGAATCTGGTGGATGCCTTGCAGCGGCAGATTGGCTGGAGGGCGGCACTGCATGAGACGGACCTCAACCAAGGCGCTGGGTATGTGGAGATACCGGGCCGCATGGCGATCAAGGATAAGGGCGCAGCGCGGGATCTGCGCTGGCAGTTCCTCTTTGCCTCTGCTGCGGTGCGTGGGGTCTATCGCTGGCACACCACGCCCGAAATGATTCAGGGCTCGCTACGCAAAGCCGTGAAGGCGGCGGGCATTCTGAAGCGAGTAACCCCGCACACTCTGCGGCACGCCTACTGCACGCACTCCATCCAGGCCGGTGTGGACGTGCCCACCGTGCAGGCCTTGATGGGACACGATGACATGGAGACAACCCAAGGCTATGCCCACGCTGATAAGGCGCGGGGGTTCTCGCCTCTGGATGTGACTGAGCGTGTTGTCGTTCACTCACCCTTGGCCTGGGCCTCATGAAGCCCAAGCCCAAACCGCCAGCCAAGAAGTGGCCGAAGATCGTGCCGGTAATCGTGCCTGCTCCGCCGCCGTGTGAGCCGGTGCTGTTGTCAAAGCCTTTGCCATGCCGTTGCAAAGGAACGGTCGCCGTTCGTGGTGGCGGCTCGGATCTGTGGAGCTGCCCCTGCGGGAAGACTTACACAACGAAGCAGCTGGCGGCTTATCGGTGATAGCTGATAGCTGATGGCTGATGGCTGATAGTGGAAAGAGGAAAGCTGATCACTGGACGGGCTTGGCCCGCAGGATGGCGGTCAGGATGCACAGCACGCCGATGAAAGCGATGAAGGCGGCAAGGGCATAGACCATGGTCTGCTCATGCAGCAGGCCCACGTTGTGCACGCGGTGGCCTGTGCTGGCTACCATCAGCGTGGTGTCCATTCCCGTGGCGAAGTAGCCCACCACGCCACCCAGGAAGATGATCAGCACGCCGATGGCGGTCAGGTTGCGCCGGGTGGTGTCCACGGGCTGCTGTCTCAACGCAGGGGCCGCGACTGATGCCCGTGCAATGAAGCCAGCGCGCCATGCTAGCACTCCAACGGCCAGCCATCCCATAGCCATGGCAAACGTAATGCTCCCCGTGCCGCCCATCACCACCATGCCGATGGCGATGGCAATGCCGATGATGATCAACCCTTCGCGATTGCTCGGCTCGTTACGAACGGGCTCTTCACTCGGTAGCGTTTCAGTGCGTGAGGTCTCGGAGTTCATGGCTTGTCTTCTTGGAGTTTCGGTTACCGACTAAATTTCTTCCGCGCAGTGCCGCACGCAGGCAGCGCAGCAGTTGCACAGTGTCTCGCTGTCATCCCTTACCTCTTCGGCATAGGGGCAGGTGTGGGGCTCTGCTGCTGGTTCCTTGCCGCACTCCTGGCAGAGACCAGTGGGGCTGTTTCTGTTCGCCTCTTCATGGCAAGCTGGGCAAGCGTCGGGTTTCATGGCTCGGTTGTCTGTGGTCAAGGTTCGGAAAGCCCGTCTTCCTGCTCAGTGCGCTTGTGCTTGTGCCGCTTGTTGGTGCTGCGGTAAGTCACGCTTTTGGGCTTGGGGAGCTTGGTCTTGGTGGGCGCATCGTTTAGCATGGTCACGCTGCTTGCACGCGGCCTGCCTCCCTTGCCTTTACGGTCGGGAGCGATCACGGATTCAGAGGGCAAATCAATGCCTAGTTCCTTGAGCTTTTCGGCCACTGCTTCACGCAGGAACTGCGAGCGCGACACCTGTCCGCGACCAAGGTCTAGCTGCTCCACGAAGGTGGCATCGGCTTTGAATCCGAGGAAGGCACTGTCGGTGGGGGCGGGCATCTGAAGGCCAATTGAACCGAGTTTAAACTTTTTTCAAACTCATTGTTGACGCGCGTTTTAACTCAGTTAAACTCAGTTACAATCCCAAACGATTCAACATGAGAACCCGAAGCGCAAACAAAAAGCCCATGCAACGCGGCAAAGTCCGCAAGGCCGAGAGCACTCTGATCGGTGCCTACTTTCCCCACGCTGAGGCAGACGTCATCACTCGCACGGTGCAGCGCCTGGACACTGACACCTCCAAGTTTCTGCGCGCTGCTGTGCGGGAGAAGCTGCAACGCGAATCCGCTGCCTAACCCATGACTGATCCACCACCTGCTGCGCTGATCCTGATCACCGTGCTCTGCCTCGCCTTCTTCCTCGCTGTCTTCTCCACCTTCCACCCTCGCCGCTGATTCTGTTATGACCCTCTCCCTCTCTGATGACCTGCTCTATGATGTGGGCGAGCTACTGGCCCGCAAGGTCCATGGCCTCGCGCAGTCGCGCCGCCTCGCCACGGTCTGCTCGTGCCGTCCGCCAGTAGCGACGGACTACCGCACCCACGCAAGTATCCGCGCCACGCTGCGGCAGCTGGAGCGCGGCACTTGGCAGCGGGCCACGGTGCTGGGTGCCATGAAGCGGGCGATCCGTGCCGAGCGCCTGCTCCACGGCTACGCGAATTGGCTGGAGGCCGTGCGCGCCACCGACCGCGAGCAAGGCGTGGCCACGATCTACCGCCCCAATCAACCCGGCCAGTTCCTCCCATGATCGCCTCCCTTGTCACCCTCTCCCTGGCTGCTGCTGCGCCTGCGGTTTCGCCGGAGCCCTTCACGCTGAACGATGGCCTCTGGTTCCTGTTCATCTGGGTCTGTTTTGCCGGTGGTCTGTTCTTCGGCATGTGGCTCACCAGCCGCACCTAACCCACCCCAGCGGGCAAGAGTGCCCGCACTCCTTTCCCTTCAACCTCAACCCTCAACCTCAACTCTGCTCTCCATGACTGCCCTCGCCCTGCCCTTCCCTCTTGCCCCTGCCCGTGATTCCCTGCCTGCGCTCAAGCTGCTGCCACCGCCTGCGGTGAGTCGCTTCGAAACGGAGTTGCAACGCTTCCGCGAAACCTTGGCAACGATCAAGGCCCGCACTGGCCCCGATGTGCTGGCGCGGTTACGCCCCTGCACCCTCCGCGAATCGGGCGCACTGCCCGGCTACACGCCCGAGGTGCACAGCATCTCCACCCCCAGCGCGCTGATCGTGCGTGGCCACTTGTCCGGCGTCTGCCTCTTCTGATCTACCTCCCCTCTATCAGCTATCGACCATCAGCTATCAGCCCTTCATGAAGCCCCCACGCACCCAAAAAGGCACCAAGCGCAGCCGTCCGGCCTTGCTGCCGAAGCTGGTGCTAGAGCCTGGGCATGAGACGCTCAAGCCGCTGCTGCTCCACATGCTGAAGAAGCCCCGCAGCTATGTCAAGACACCGGACGCGGCACGGTTTATCGGCTGCACACATTCCCAGGTCATTGAGGCCATCACCATGGGCCTATTAGATGCTCACCGCAATGGCCTGGAAACGGGGTCGGGCGGGCATTGGCAAATCTACCCGGCCTCGCTCCTTCGCTTCGTGATCGAGCGCCGGGCGCAGGCGGTGACCGCGCCGAACGCGAGTTACCTACTCTGTCATGTGCTGGCCCATCACCTCACCACCGAAGGCAAGGCCGCGCTGCTGCAACTGCTCACCGAGCTGCTGAGCCGCGATGCCAAAGCCGCCACCGCCCTGGGCCTGCCACCGGCGGATCACGAGAGGACCGCGCAACTCTTTGCCCTGGGCCGGGAGCAGGGGACGGCGAAGCCGGAGCGCGGCAAGAGCGCGGCGCAGCGCGAGACGCAGGCGGCGCTGCTGTAGAACGGCAGAACGGTAGAACCGAACAACGAATCTCAGTCAACATTCAACCTCAACTTCAACCTCAACTCACCATGCCACCTCCATCGAAGAAAAGAGCCATCACCATCCCCCAAAGCTCCGCGCAACTGGTCGCGCTTGTCAGCGAACTGAACCTCGCCCATGTGCAGAAAGCCAAGATCGAAGCCGAGGCCGAGGAGGCCAAGATCAAAGCTGAGCAGGCTTTTGCTGAGCGCCTGGAAGTCACCAAGAAGACGATCAACGAAGGCCTGCGCCTGCTGAAAGCCTGGGCTCTGGCTAATCGCCAAACAGAGTTCAAAGACGAGGCGAAGAGCCTGGAGGTTCTCGGGTGTCGCTTTGGCTGGAAGACCGGGAACCCGGCCACGGATGTGGCAGACGGGACCGAGTGGGAAGATGTGACCACCATGCTGCTGAGCCTGCGCACGCATGGCGAAATGGCAGACTCCTCACCGGCAGAGCAGGAGCTGGGCGCGCTCGCCGCCAGTCTGCTGCGCGATGTAGTGGAACCGAACAAGGCCGAGATGATCGCCCGCCGCGTAGACACCGCTGTGATGAGCCTGCTGAAATCCATCGGCGTGACGATCAGCGCCAAGGAACGCTTCTTCTTTGAGCCCTCTCTAGAACCCACGGCACGCACGCTGAACGCCTAACTACCCCCAGCGGGCAAGAGTGCCCGCGCTCCCCTCCACTTTCAACTTTCCACTTTCCTCTTTTTCCCATGCCTCCCCTCACTCCCAACGAAGCCGCCCGTCTGCTCAAGATGGCAACGATGACGGACGAACAAATCGCCGATCTGGACCGCAGCACTCGTGCCGTGCCGCCCGGTTTCGAGCTGCTCAAAAACGCCGTTGCAACGGTGATGCAAAGCCCGCCATCGTCGCCGCCTGTCCGTGTGGCTCGCTATAGCAACGCAGGCGCGGCACTGGTGGCCTTTAGCCTGCTGCTGAGTAGCTGCCGCAGTGTGAGTGACAGCGTGGGCCATGCGGCGCATGATGCGGAGCATGAGGGCGATGCCTCGCTGCTGATGCTGATCAAGGTGCAAGCGCTCAATGCGCTGGACACGGCCCACGCGGCCCTCACGGCGGCGCACCCGTTCAGCTTCGTGCTGCTGCTCTTGGTGCTGGGGCTCATCATCGGCTTTGCCCTGCGACAGGTGTGGCTGCTGGCCTATGAGTTCGGCTCTGCCGATGGTCGGCAAGCCTACCTGCGCGGCCATGAAGCCGGACCAGATGTGACGGGCTTTGAGCCCGGATGGTTCGCAAGGCGCTCGCCCGATGAATAGCCCCTCTGTCTCTCCTCCTTTCCAATTTCCAATTTCCACTTTTTCCTTATGCCCCCTCAACCTGGCCATACCTGCCCTTGCGGCTGCGGGCGTCCGCTGCCGATGATCAGCGGCAAACGCCGCCTCGTCTGTGACGCCTTCTGGCGTGATCTGCCGGTGGCCGTGAAGAGCGATTTCACCAGCCCGGCCAGTGACCCAATCAAGCGCCGGACTGCCCTGCGCACCATCCTCAAGCAGGCCGAGCAAATGAAGGCCTCCCGCGTGGCTAACAGCGGCGAACAGCTTTCCCTTCTCTGATCTATGCACGCCATTCTCATCATTGACCTCAGCACCGGCACCGTGGCGGCGACGATCCACACGGACACCAGCGGCCAGGCAACGACCACACTGCACCCGAGCGCGCAGCCTGCACGACTGCTGCGGGTGCTGGCAGAGGCCGAGCTGCCGCTGGAAGAGATGATCCGGGGCTCCCTCATCACTTCACCCGTGAGCACTCCACCCACTACGCCGGAGGTGGCGCTATGAAGAATGTGCCGCGCAAACTGCTCCTGCTGGCACAGGCAGCGGCGAATGAAGTGGCGGAGGCTACCGGCGTCTCTGTGGTGGAGATTGTCTCTACCTCGCGCATTCAGCATGTGGTTATAGCGCGCATGATGGTGATGGCGCTGCTTCGCCGCTGCGGGCTCACGCTTGAGACGGTGGGGCTGCTGACCTGCCGTGACCACGGCACTGTGATTCACGCCGTGAAGCGGATCGAGTCCATAGAGACCGACGACCGGGGCTTTGAAAGGCTAATGGTGTCACTCCTCATCAGTCTGAAATCCACGCATCCCAACTTGCTGCCACGCCACTGGTCCACCCAGGTGGATGCCATCACTCACAGCATCGAGCGGCTGCGCCGCCACCCGGAGGCGCTGGCGAAGATCACCCAATTCACCAAAGACCTCGCCGCTCAGGCCTCTTAACCCTTCACTCCTAGACCTCTTTTTATGTCCTCCTCTACCTCCATCGTTCCCCTCTCGTCCGGTCCTCAAAAAGGCAACGTTGCACAATTGCAACACGTTGCACTTTTGGACTTCGGCAACGCCTCTGATCAGCAGCTCGCCGATGCGGTGAATGCGCAGCTCGGGGCCGCAAGTGCAGCGTTGCACAAATGGGGCGTCATTAAGGCGCAGACCGGCATCGTGCTGGTGATGATTCGCGAGAGCCGTCCGCATGGTGAGTTCGGCAAGTTCATGGACACGCACTTCAGCGACAAGAGCCGCCGCACGCTGCGCAACTGGATCAGCGCTGCCGAGCGGTTCTGCGATGAAGAGGGCATCGTGCTCAATGCCAAGGCGGTGAAGCGTCTGGCCCCCATCGCGGAGACTCAGCTGGAACTCTTTGCCGACCCGGAGGCGAAGATCAACGGGCTGGCTGCGAAGTTCGCCAAATGGACGCGGGGCAAGAGCCTGCGCGAGATGATGAAGGGCGAGCCGGACGATGAGGACGAGGTGAAGACCAAGGGCCGCACTCTCCCGCCATCGCCAAACAACGCAGGCCGGAAAAAGCAACAGGCCGATGCGGCCACCGCTGCCGCTGATGCGCTGGCGTGGAAGAAGAGCCTGATGGAACTGATCGCCACGCCTCTCTGGAACGATCTGCCGAAGGCCGAGCTGCACGATGTGGCCACCCGCGTGACGGCCTTCTCTGACGTGCTGATCACGGCTGCCAAGGGGATGAGGTAAGCATGGCTGATAGTCGATGGCTGATAGCTGATAGACAGACGCAAGCGCCCCTCATTCCGACCTCTCCACTTCAACCTCAACCTGCACCTTCAACTTTTCTCTCCACTCTATGAAATTTGGCTCCCGACAAACCCACACCATCACGCTGGAGTTCCTCATTGAGGGCCGTGCCCGCGTGACTCTAGAAGCTCGCTGCGTGGCGGGTGGTCATCTCCAATACCGCTGGATGTCTGGCTTTAACGAGCTGGCACAGGCCGAAGAGATGCTGGAACTGGCGGCTGAGATTCTCCAGTCGATGCCCACACGCGGCACGCTGAATGATGCCTGGCTAGCGGCTTCTGACTTCGTTCGTGCGCAAACAGCGATGGAGGTGGCAAACGCATGAAAACGAGCACCGTGTGCAATCTGGCCGTGATGGCGATTGAGGCCGTGCTGCGCCTGGAGCTACCGCAGGTCGATGCCAAGCAGCGCCGCCTGATGCTGCGCGCTGGGCAGCGCCTGATGGGGGTGCAACTGCGGGCGGCGGAGCGGGAGAAGCAAGGCAAAGTGGCGATGCAGGCGGCGTCCGATCCCGAGGCTTTTGAAGCGCTGGAAATGTATTCGCTTAACGAAAAGCAGCTAGCCCACCTGGACCTGGGGCTTGACCGCAATTTTGATTGTCACCTGGAGCGGCGCGGCCCCTTCCTGTGGCTGATCTGGATGCCGGAGCCTGCGGCGGGGCAGCTGTGCAACATTCTCATACAACCCGGCATGACAGTCGGCCAAGTCTGGACGTGGGCGAAGATCACCAGCGAAGCCCCCAATGCCTCGACCAAATGAGCACTAAAACACGAATCAACCGCGATGCCCGCAAGCCTCGCTTCCCTGGCAAGGAAGTGGTGAAGGTGCGGCGTGATAAGAAACTGACACGTCCGCAGCATCAGCTCATTTTTGGCGTGATCCTCGCGGCCTATGAGGCGGCGCAGCGGCACCATGACGACCGGGATGCGGATACCTTCCGCCGTGAGGAGTGTGTGATTGCTTGCGGGGCTCGGCTTAGCCAGGCGATGGACTCGCACTTCGAACTGCTGATGGCGCACTTCTGCGCGCTGGCTGGGCGGGCAAAAGAGGCCTTTGAATGGGAGCTGAAGGCGGACCCGGAAGCCATCGCTCAACGCCGCAAGCTGCACCTGCTGCGCGAGTGGCTCATGAAGAACGTGCCCGAGGCCACCCGCGAGAGCGCGGAGGCCTATGGGGACAAGGTGTGCCGTGATCTGTGGGGATGCCCGATGGAACGCGCCACGGCGCTGCAACTGGACCTCGTCTATCGTAAGCTCAAAAGCCCCATGACGCCGGAGAGCAAGGCGAAGGCCCGTGACCGCTGGGCGACTGAATCGTCCGCTGAGATGGAGCCCACGCCCGAGGCTGACTTCCCGAGCTCCGCCGAATTTGAGCAAGACCTGCCTGTGCTGCCACCTCGCGGCGAGCCCGCACTGCCTGCCTTTGCTAACTAACCACCACTGACACCATCATGATCACCTACTTCAAGATTACCTCCGGTCCCGTGTTTGAATTTCTCCAGGCCTTCGTGGCGGAACGCCATGCGGCTGATGATGCCATGCGGCAATGGATCAAGGCGAACGATCTACCTGTTGATTCCTTCCGTGGCAAGGCGGTGAAGTTCCTGGCTGTGATCACGCCTAACCCCAAGTTGTGGCGGCGAGTCAAAGGCGGATTCTATAAGCCCAGCCGCCGCACGAAAAAGGGCATGGCCCTTGCTGATGAGCTGGACAAGCTGCCCGTGAGCAAGGGGGCCGTGGATCTGCTGATCGGCCTCTCTGATCTGGTGGGCGGGAGTGATCTGATGATGATCAATAGCCTGGGCCGTGTGGCCCTGCGCAGCACGGATGAATGCACGGCGTTCAAGCTCTCGATTGACCCCTACTGGCTCCCCGAGAGCCGGGAAGGAATGACCGAAATCACTGCCACCGAGTTCGCTGCCTGATTTGCGCTCCTCGCCATGACCAAAGCCCTCGCCATCACCTCTGACTTGCCCCTGCCTCTCACGGACGACGAACGCCGTGCATTGAGTAATCGCCAGCGCACGAAGTTGGCTCGCGACGTGGCGATGTGTAAGGCGGTGGCGGAGCTGCTGCGCACTGGGGCGGTGAAGTCGAAAGAAATGGCCTTCTCCAAGGTGTGGAGTGATACGGGCGTGGGCTCGTTCATGTCGCTGAAACGGAAGTTCAACGCCTGGGCAAAGGGCGGCGAGCGGGCGATCATAGATCACGCGATGTGCGGGACGGTGAGCTGTGGCTTTCCTGAGTGTGGCAACCGCGACCGGGCCTCGCTCCTGCCCACGGAAGTGCTGTCCTACTGGGTGCAGCTGGTGGCGAGCAACACGTCTCTGCAACGCAAGGGTGTGCGCTCGCAGCGATGGGGCTATAATGAGCTGTGGAACCGGCTGGCAAAGGGGGAAATCATCCCCGGCTATGGCGATTGGCGGCGGGTCTGGCGGGACTCGCATCACGGCGACGAACGCACGCCGGAGACGTGCACGATGAGTGCCGCGCTGCCGCCTCGCGGGTGGACCTTTGGCAATTTCCTGGCGCAGCGTGATCGTGTGGCTTCGCTGGCGGAAATCGAGGCCGCGCAGCGGGGCCTGGGACAGGTGATCAAATCGCTGCCGATGGTGCGCCGTGACTGGGGCGCGCTACGCATCGGCGAGGCACTGTTCATTGATGACTGGCAGCCGGATGTTGAAACGTGGCTGGAGGTGGATGGTGTGCCGCAACTGGTGCGTGCTGCGGCCCTGGTGATGATGGACGCGGCAACTCGCCGCATCGTGGGCTTTCGCCTGTATCCGCAGTTCCTCCGCAAGGATGGCACGCGGCAGGGAATCGAGCGCCGCCATGTGCAGCATTTGATCGCTCACTACCTGGCCACCGTGGGCGTGCCGCGTGGCTATGAGTGCGAGCTGGTGTGTGAGAACGCAACGGCGGCGATCACGGATGAATTTGAGACGATTTTGACGCGGCGTTTCCCGAATCTGAACATCCGCCGGCAGGGGCTGCACATTGGCGACGGTGGGGTGATTTCCCGCATCGACCACACGGCCAGCAACTCGAACGCGAAGAGCCTCATTGAAGGGTGGTTTAATCGGGTGAATAAAGAGCTGGGTCATGTGCGTGGTCAGCTGGGCAGCAACTACCTGCTGAAGGCTGCGGATCAGGAGGCTCGTGAACGTCGCGGCGAGCTGGTGATTCGCGCTGTGGGGAGTGTGCTCACGGAGTCGCAATTGACGACGCTGATGCCGCTCGATCACTTCGAAGAAACCGTGCAGCACATCGCCGCCGCCGTGCATCGTTTGGAGACGAATTCAGACCATGAAATGCAGGGCTTCCGCCGCGTGATGAAATGGCGCTACGGGCCGGGGGATTCGGAGTGGAAAAGCATGGGCCACGGGGATCTTCTTTCGATGCGTGAAGAGCTGGGCATGGATGCGGTGAATAAGTTCCTCCGTGGGGACGGTCGCAGCACCTCGGAAATGGAGACGGTGCGGGAGCGCTGGGCCTCGCTCTATCAGGCGGAAAATTTCGAGCGCCTGGGGCCTGCGGACTTCTGGTCGATCTGGTGTGATGTGGCCACGGCGAAGGTGTCCGGTGACGGCACGCTGACGGCGAAACTTTCGCGGGGAAGGTCGTTCGAATTTCACCAGTTCCAAGGCCTGCGCCGACTGGTCACAGGCGAGAAAATCGCGGTGCGTTTCGATGCGGATCATCCGGCGAACGGCTGTGCGCTGCAAGATGCCGATGGCCGCGTGATTGGCTCGATGAAACTGCGCGAACGCTGGCAGACTGCTGACGAGCTGAACGAGCAACTCGGCGAGAAGATGGCGGCAGAGAAAACGATGCTGGAACGCCTGGCCCGCGCCCATGGAAATGGTCGCCTCGCTGCCGCTGAACTGAGCGCTGTGCAGTCTCGTGTGAAGACGCTGGAAATGGTCGGCGAAATTGCCTTGCCACCCGTGGCCGCTGCGAGCGCCGAGGCGGCTGATCTTGAGGCCGAAATGGAGAGCCAAGAAGTGACCCGCCGCGCCTCTCAAAAGAAGGCCACCACTGCCGCCGAACGCGAGGCCAAAGCCGCCGCCGCTCGCGCTGATTTTCTCGCCGCCCGTAAACTCCAAATCCAACCTGTATGACTACCTCCACAAAGCAAGGATACACCCCCATGACAGACGCGCAGAAAGCGCGTTGTAAGGCCGTTGAAACGGGTTACAAAGCCCTCGATTTTTCACAGGCTCGCTTCGCTACATTTTCGAAGCTCACCGTGTGGCCGCGCCTGAACGCTGGCACTTACCGTGCCAACGGGATCGAGGGCAAGGTGCTAGAGGCCGAGCTGGCACTTGCCACCCTGCAACGCAATCACAAACGGCGCACGATGGTGGCGGACGCTGAGGCGCGGGTGAAGGCCGTGACGCCGCCCGTGATTCATGAGCTGCCCACGTATCGGAATCTGCTGAACGCGGTGGACCAGCTGATCGAGCGCCGGGCCTCGCACCCGCACTCAGAGGAGCGTGGTATCATCGTGACGGCGAGAGCAGGCCGAGGCAAGACAACCATGGCTCATTTGCTCGTGAAGGACCGGCAGGCGGTGCTCGTCCAGACAGGCCCGTCATGCGGCACCAACTACCGCGCCCCGCTGGTCGGACTGTGCACCGCCCTCGGCCTGGAAACAACCGGCACGAACTTGGAGCTAGAGCTGCGCATCCGCGCCGAGCTGGTCGAGAATGAGCACGTCATTGTCTTCCACCAGGGTCTCGACCAGGTCATGAGCAGGCGACTGGTCGGCTTCCTTCTGACCGGTCTTCTGGAGAACACCAAGGCCATCGTGGTGCTGCTAGCCGTGCCGCATTTCATGGCCCGCCTGCGCAATCAGGCCCGCGCTGCCGCCCATCGCCACGACAAGTCATTCGAGGAGCTGCTAGAGCAGTTCGACCGGCGTTTCGACCCGCTCGACGCTGGCGACGTGACCCGCGCTGAGGTGGCGCTGTTCCTGCCCGGCCTGCCCGACCCCACGCCCGTGGTCGCCGCCGCCAATGAGTTCGGAGGCCTTGCCCTGGTCGCGTCCGTGGCCGATGCCCGGCAAGTCGCCGCCACGCTGAGCAAGCCGTTCGATGTGGAGGATTCAATCTCGACGTTCCGCAGTCGCGAAGAGGGCTATCGCGCCGCCTTGTCCATGCAGTCTGCGGCCTAAAAGTTGGATCAAACTGCCTGAAACTAGGCGCGCTGGCGTCCCGTTTGGCTCACTCCGCCGCTGTTTTTCCCGCCTATTCCGGCTCAATCCTGATTGTTCCTTTCGCCGGTGTTGCAGTCGCGGTGAGAGCAAGCACGGGATGCAACTTCAACTTAGATCGGAAGTGCGTCGTGAAGG